AGTTTCGACACGCTCTTCAAGTCTGGTAATTCTATCGTTCATCGAGTTTCCGCCATTTGGTTTCAGCTCTGCTAGGTAGTGCTTTACCAACCATCTGACCAAGCCAATAAATGAACCAATAACGGTCGTAGCAGCAACAGCAAGAGCCGCTATGTCCATCACACTCATTACCTTTTTGGTGTGGCATACCCGAATACGCCTGAAAGAATGGCGAATAAGATCGCTCGGTAATCTAGTGTGAAGTTAGTTGCTGACCATGCGGCTAAGAATGCTCCAGCTGCTAGGACGATTGGATTCTTCATTCTTGCTCCTCATCTGGGATTTCGATGTCTTCGATTATATTGTCGTTAGGCTTGGATGGGTCGTAGCCGCCAAGGCCGTAAGTAACTATTCTCATTATGATTTCCTTAAAAAGATTTGATAACAAGTGTTGGCTGTATTGGTAGCAGAAGCCGTAGCAAAACCGCCTGTTACTGTTACAGATTGAGTTGCATATGGAGCAGGGTTTGATATATTTCCGGAAGTAGTACCAAAAAGATAAGTATTTACAGAAGAACCTGCTGAAATGGCTTGAAAATTGTTTGTTGTGGCTGCTGTCTGGCTATTCGCTGCCAACCAGTACCAGCCTTTTGACAGAGTTTGGCTTATTGTGGCTTCTGCGAGTGTGTTTAAAGTGGTCGGATTAACAGTTCCCGCATCTAAAACTACTGTGGATGGAAGATTATCTGTGCCATTGTTATAGATACCTAATCTGACTGTAGCCGATCCACTAAAAGTACCACTCGAGCGAATAGAGATACGATTAAAAGTTGTATCTTCTGCTACATAGATTGGAATATATCTAGTAATATTTGCAGCAATCGTTGATGATGTAATACCAGTAACGATAGTTGAGTAATAGTTATTGGATACATAATTAGGAGCATCAAGCGATCTAGTGCCACCACCGCCACCGCTTTGATCAACCCATTGGGTATTGTAATCAGTAGCGTTAATCTTGGCTAATACTTGTCCAGTTGTGCCGCCTACTGGTACGCCTTGACCTGTCGCGCCTGTCGCGCCTGTCGCTCCAGTTGCACCGGTATCTCCAGTATCGCCCTTTACACCTTGAATGCCCTGAATACCTTGAATACCTTGAATGCCCTGATCGCCTTGATCGCCTTTAGCACCGGTCGCTCCTGTGTTTCCTGTATCACCTTTTATTCCTTGGATACCTTGGATACCTTGATCGCCTTTAGCACCCTGCGCTCCGGTTGCTCCAGCTGCGCCAACGATTGCATTGACCCAAGCAGAGCCGTCCCAATATTTAAGTTGCGCCATTATGATTTCCTTAAGTTAATTAGATAAGAGCTGCCAGAGCTTCCACTTGCAGAGGATGTTGAAAATCCACTAGACACATTAACAAAATCAACAGCATAAGGTGTATAACCCCAAGCCTCCGAACCAAGGAAATTAAAAGTTGTTGCCTGAGCAGAGGTAACTGAAATAAAACTATTTGTGGTAGCCGCTGAAGTTGTATTCGCTGCAAGCCAGTACCAGCCTTTTGACAGAGTTTGGCTTATTGCGATACTAAGCACAGCACTACCACTACCAGTCCTGCTAACTGTGCCAGCATCTAGGACTACTGTTCCCGGTCTATTAAACGAGTCATTGTTGTAAATACCTAATCGTACTGTGGCTGTTCCTGAGAAGTTACTTGCAGCAGCGATAGAAATCTGGTCAAAGGTTGCAGTCTCAAAGACATAAAAAGGTATGTAACGGGTTTGATTTACTGCGTGGGTAACATTGGTTGTACCAGAGTTTAACATTGAATAATAATTCTGACTGACATAGGCAGGTGCTTCTATAGAACGACCACCGCCACCACTTTGGGCAACCCATTGTGTGTTGTAATCTGTTGAGTTTATCTTGGATAAGACCTGCCCAGCAGTACCGCCTGTAGGTAACAGGCCAGCACTTGAAGCAGGTTCATCTGTGTCTAGCCATAAAATATCGGTGTTTGCTGGTGCAGTTGTTTGAGCCACAATTCCATCATCACCCTGCGCTCCAGTAGCTCCGGTTGCTCCGGTTGCTCCAGTTGCGCCCTGTGGCCCTTGTGGGCCATCTGAGGCAACCTGCACAATAGTGACATCCTCAGTAACAGTTACATTTGTTACATCTTGGATGATCTCGATAATATCGCTCATCGAGTTACCTGTGGGCTAATTGAGATTTTGCCCTGTACTAGACGAGTAACGATTCCTGAAGCAGATGTAATCTCTAGATCATAGACATAGTTGCCTGCTGGAATAGCAGCAGTCTGCACAGCTGTAGCAGTAACAGCAATAGTGCCAGTAGCAGCAGTAATGGTTATGCCACCGCTAGGCGATGTCAGAGATAGGTCAGTCGTAGAGTCTGCATAGGTATCTCTGATCTGTAAGCCTGCTGTGTAGCCTGTTAGGTTAATTGGTGTACCTGCTGAGTCCTTGTACACGAAAGTAACAAACCAGTTAGCCCCCTGATCAATAATGAAATTGTTAGTTGCTGCTGTCATTTGTGCCTCCTAGCATAGGTATCTGAAAAAAAGCCCCATCATTGTCAGCCGCTTTCTTAAAGCTGAAATGAGCGTGTTTGGTGTGTTTGTTAATTCCGGTGTAGTTGCGCCATTTCCATCTAAGGATAGGGGAGCAGATCTTTCCGTTGAAAATAATATAGGCAATTCTTTTCTCAGTTCCAGACTTGCATAAGAGTCGAATCTGATCAACAAGGTCTGGCATGAGCTCTGGCTTGGGTTTTCCAGCGAGATCAGCATCGATGTCGATAGCCCGAACCCAGCCTTGTGCATCTGGATTATGGTCAGACTCGCGCGAAGAGTGTCGGAGATCACCGATCCACCCATCGGAATCGCGCAGACGGCTTGGGTAGGAATCATCGATCTGTTCTCGGAGTTGAATAGCAGCTCTTGATAATCTTGGCTTCATTAGATCGTGGCAATCGTTACCCAAGCAGAGCCGTTATAGATCTCAAACTTATTGGTGTCCTTTAGATAGGAAGCCATACCCTCAGCTACGACTCCAGATAGGGCAGTCGTGCGAGCAGAAGATGAAGCAAAAACCATAATGGTCTGCTCTTGGATATAAGTATCCATATCGTTAGCTGTAAGCACATTTCCTGCGCTCCAGTTCTTGTAACCTGCTCCGGCCATATCTCTACTCTCCTCGTGTCGTGTACATAGTATAAAGCCTATAACCAGTATTGGCTAACAATTAGTTTGTCTAGCGTGGTATAAGTCGTAAGCCATGAAACAGGGGTAATCTCATGGTTCATGCCCTGACATTGTAGGGTTTTCTGGATTAAAGAGCCTTCTTGTGTCACATTGGTAATGTTAAAGACATTGAAGTAATCAGCCTCTAAGTAATCTATAAACTCAGCAGCTCCAGCGGTCAGGAAGTCGATAGTGATGGCATCAATCCGGATGTCGTTATCTTTACGAGCCTCTACATAGCCCTCAGCCAATAGCAAGGCCTCGGCATCATATCTCATGATTAGGTTGCTTTGAGTGTATGAGTGAAGAAAGTATTTAGCAATAGAAGCTGCATCGCTGTAGGTCTGAGGCGATCCACCCTCGCGGGTAATCGTGGCGGAGTTATAGACACGCTTATCATCAAAGGCAAACTTGATGCCTTGATAAGGCTCTCCAGAAGCTACAAACTGGTCGTTACTAAAACTAAAGTCTGGTTGCTCTTCATCATCGTAGACTTCTCCCCTGTCAATAAATCTTACTGTGCCTTGTGGATCAATATAGAAAGCACCATTTTCGGAGATCTCAGCAAGACGGATAGCAACCAAAGCTGATCGGCTAGATCCGTTATCGTTCCCACATTCTACTTCACCTACATCCATCGACCGCATATTAGAAGGCCAGCCAATTTGAGTAAGTATCTGGCCTATGCGTGTGCCTGTCTTGTCACCGGCTGCTGCGCCTGTAACTGTGGTAACGGCTGAGGTATTAAACAGCTTGAACGCATCAAAGGCTGTAATGGTCACATAGCCTGTTTCCTGCCCTTGTGGGAAGGTATAGCGATAGTCTGAAATATAACCTGTAAACATATAACGGGCTCGTAATGCACCGCCAGTAGGTTTAATTCCGTTATGGCTAATCCGTAACTTCTTACCTGTTGTGACATGACCATAGATAGGTGAATCTATGTTCTGAGGGTTGAAGTCTCCATCTGGATCTAAGATGCGGATAGTTGCTTGTCCTGCGTTATAGCCGTCCTGTAGGACATCTCGACCGCGCCTGATATTGATGTTTGTGGTACGGGCTGTGTAATCGACAACAGGTGCTGAATCTTCCAAAGTGCCGGTGTCTAATCGTCCGTATCTACCATCATTTAAAGTAAATGGGATCTGGAATCCATCGTTAAAGTTAATCTGGACTAAAAGCCCTGCTAGGCGTTCGCTTGGAGTTGTCATATTGCCGTTAAGCCTGCCTGCCGCCTGTAACCTATTTGACTTCCCGCTGCGGATTGTCCATTCGCTAAATCGACAATAGTCTGTGCTAGATCGTTCTCAGCGATGACTGTACCTTGGACAGTTACATTGACAGTAGTGCCACCGCTGGTGCCTGTAGGTGCATAAGGTATATCAGCACCGGGAAAGCCTGAAGATGGATACTTGCCAGCGTTTGTTGAACCGCCTACGACCCCGCCTGTTCCCGGAACTACAGGAACGAATTGACCTAATTTAAGTGCAGCGTTAATTGCTTTAATATTTTCGATTGCATTTAATGCGCCTGCATTAAAGGATGCAAAAGGATCTACACTTTTGACACCATTAAGAGCATTAGTCAATTCAATAGTGTCTTTTTTGGCTTTATCTAATAACTTCTGGTACTTCTCGATGTTGCTAATGTTCTCTTCTTCAATAGCCTGCATGAGAAGTAAGCGAATGCGATCTTCATTAGAGATTTTACCTTTTAGGGCTGCCTCGATCTGGATCTTCTGTAGGTCAAAGATAGCCTTGGCCTTGGATAGTTTTAAGGCATCCTGCTGAGACTTTAGGGTTTTCTTCTGCATGGCTAGTAATTCTGCTGCTCGCTTCTTGGCTGCCGCTTCTGCTGCCCTACGAGCCTTCTCTGCCGCTTCTGCGGCTCTAGCATCTATGCCTGCTTGATACTCAGCTGGCGCTCCCTGTGGGAATCCTCCTATGCCACCTGCTGCGCCTGACTTTCTTAGAATGTCTAAGTACGATCCAACAATAGGAATCATGCCAATATCTAAACTACCAATTCCGGGTAAGCCTTTTAGTTTCTCAATTAGTTTTCCAATACCGCGAATAACATCGGCTGTATAAAGGGCTGCATCCTCCATAGATTTAGCAAGATCGTCTACTGAGTTTTCTTCTCCTAGACCTTTAAGCGCATCGATCAGGCCAGTACCGATAATCTCAGAAACATTGGCAGAAGCAACGCCTAACTTATCGATCGAGCCTTGAAAGGTATTAGCTGCGGCTGTTGCTGAACCTGCGAAGGTTGTCTCTAGTTGCGAGATAATATCCTCAAACTTGCCAGCCTTTAGATCAGCCTTAGAGATACCTACACCGAGTTTAGAGAGTGCTGTGTTGTTGCCTAGGTATGCCTTGCTAAGAGCTGAGGATACGCTGGCTAGATCTTTACCTGTTGAGGCAGATATATCTAGCGATAGGTTAAGTAACTTTTGAGCAGTTGCTGTGTCTCTAGTTGCTACCGCGAGAGTCTGATAAGCAGGTCGTAACTTGTCATCGACTATGCCAAACTCACTCTGTAACTTCTGGATGTAATCTTCAGAAGCTGCGGCATCTCTACCAAGGCCAACATTCTTCAAGGCTAGGGCTAACTGCTTCTGTGCTTTCTCATCGGCTGCTGCTGCCTTGACTGCTTTCTTTCCATAGGCCAGAATAGCCTGACCACCGAAAGCCAGACCCAAAGCTCCTGCCAATTTCTTGGCTTGCTTACCTAGTCTGTCTGTGGCATTTTCCGCTTGCTTAAAAGCATTCTTGCCTACAAAGGATGCACCAATCCGGATGCTTACATCATCTTTAGCCATTTAGTATTTCACTCTCGCATCGAACTTAGCCCATGATTTTTCAATGGCTTTGAGGACTGCTGCGTTTGTCTTGCCACCATCTTCATACCATGCGCGGAAGATCGCACGACCAGTAACCTTACGACTGACACGACCTCTTTGGCCTTGCATTCTAGGCTTGGCATTAACGAGTTTACCTGTGCTATTTAGGTTAGCAAGAAATTGCACACCGGCATCAGGATTAAGCGATTTGTTAAAGCCTTTGCCTGACTCGTTGCCTTCCCCTGTAAAGCGTGGCTGGCCTGACGGATTCTTGCGGCCAGCAGTTTCATAGATCGCTCCAGCTGCTGACTTGTTAGCGATAGTAGCAAGATATGAAAAACCTGCTTTGTTAGGCTTTGATGGCGCAGTGCTATAGCCGATACCACGCCTAGCAGCGGCTGAGTCAAACTTTGGAAAAGGTCTGTAGTTAATTGTCTCAGCTGAGGCTACTGGTTTACTCCAGCCAGATAAGACTGCTGAGTTAGAAGGTATAAACCCTCTAGCATTCTTAACTACTGGCTTTAACAGGTTAGCCAACTCCTGAGATGTTTCCTTAGCGAGATCAGGCGTAAACTGCCTCAGAGCCTTACGCATTTCAACTGCGCCTTTTAACTCTGTTGCCATCGCTGATCTCCTTTGCTTCATCTCTGAGACCCTGCAAGAGTGCTTCTAGCATTGTCTGGTCTAAATCTAATAACTGCTGTGGCGCGATCCCTAACCTTATGCTTAGCCTAGCAATGAGGTAGGTGAATGGGAGATCGCGCTTTAAGACAAAGGGTCTGAATCAAGCACCTCAACACTTTTAAGTGTCTCGATGAAATCCATACCGAAAGGCTTAACAGACTCACCTGATCTGCGAGTGACTTCCCATGCAAGCCAATAGACATCTGACTGCTTTTCTTCATCTCGAAAAGCCTTGTGGAAACCCTTTTTAGCGTACTGCTCGAATGCGTACTCCACAGCTGGAGTGATCTCGCCTTCTAATACGCTTCCATCTTGTCGAACGATCTTTAGTCTTGCCATGGTTAGCCCCTTTGTTAGTTGTTTAGAATGTGCCGGTTGTTGCTACTGTGATTGTGCCATTGACATTGAATGTCAGGCTCTGCATTGATAGATCAGCGACTGAGCCGTTAATGTCGGTCGTGTTGTTGATCAAGCAGGTCATTGTGTAAAGAGGGTTAGTCGCTCCGACTGCTGTTCCCTTTTCCTGTAGCAATACCACAGTTACAGATGTTCCCCACGCAGCTTGTAATGTTGCTAGAACATTCGCTGAAGCTGTGTCATTGAGGAAATCGATTGTTACTGATGATGCTTCAAGACCCTTGACAAACTTGTGACCTGAGTCACCCATTGCAGTTACTTCAAGTTCATCGAATGAGCGGTTAAGAGTTACTGCTGTGACATGATCTGAAAGATCGACTGAATTGATCTTCACGCCGACCTTGTTGTTTAGAAATACAGCCATGAGATTATTCCTCGTCTTTCTTAGTAGTTGCTGGCTTTGATGGTGTTGGTGCTACCTGCCCGATCTTGATCAAGAAGGCTTCCAACTCTTTTTCGTAATCGGACATGATTATCCCCAACTCGTTAGTATGTTTACAGAAATCTCACAGCTGAGAAGGTCTCCCGAAGCAGCATTGAGAACACTAGGCGCGCTTACTGCGCTGACATTAGACTTCAAGGATGATGCAGCCAGTTTGGCGAATACGCTACAGGCGATGTCCTCGATGCCGTTAAGGTTGCCTTCATTGTCAAACAAGGGCACAGTCATGATTACCTTGAAGTTAGCAAGAGGGCTAATACTGATCTGGCTGTTATTGTTTGGAGTTAGGTAAGGATCATCCGGTGAAACAATAACTGAATTGGCTAGGACTGTGGCAGGTGGGAATGCAAAGACTTGATACTTGCTATCGTCTTGAAGAGCCTCAGCTAGTGTCGTTCTAAGTTGTGTAATGGCAACAGTCATTATCCCACCATCGAGCGAGGGTCTAGTGCGTGTGCGATCAATCCTCGCACCTTAGCGAGAAGCTGTGCGCTCATTCGGTAAGGGCTTGGCTGGAAATCGACTGCGTTACTGCCTGAAAGG